ATTGTGGATGAGGACATTCAACACACAAACAAATATAGAAGTATAGATAGGAACAAGATACCTGGTTTTACTACATCAATGAAGTCTAAACCACTCATTGTTGCAAAAATGGAAGAATACACTCGTGAAAAGATGGTAAAAATAAAATCTACACGATTAATTGATGAACTTTTTGTATTTATATATAAGAATAGTAAAACTGAAGCCCTTGAAGGATATAACGATGACCTTGTTATGTCGTATTCTATTCTTCTGTGGATAAGGGATACGGCTATCCGTATTCAATCAGAGAGAAACGAGTTTCAGAGTAGTTTGGTTGGTGCAATTGGAAACCTAAATGGTAATACAACTGTAATGACACCATCTGCTCCGAAAAATAATCCGTATAAGGTAAAACTTAAAAACGGAGAAGAAGAAGATTTAACTTGGCTATTGGGGTAAAACATGGCAGACAATTTATTTACAAGACTTGGTAGATTATTTCAATCTAACGTAATTATCAGAAAAACTGATGATGACCGTTTGGTGGTAAAAGATTTAGATTTTACACAAACAAGTTTGACATCAAATTTTATTGACCGATATCAGAGGTTGATACAAAATACATATTCGAATCCATATTCGGTTGCTCAAAATAGACGAGCTGCATATGAGGTTAGAAAACACGACTTATTCAAAGATTATGAGTTGATGGATCAAGACCCGATTATTGCTTCTGCTCTTGACATATATTCAGACGAAAGTACGGTTACAAATATTGAGGGAGAAATTTTAAAAGTAAAAAGTGAAAATGTAAAAGTTCAAAAGATTTTACACAACTTATTTTATGATGTTATAAATATTGAATATAATTTGTGGAGTTGGATTCGTAACATGACCAAGTATGGTGACTTTTATCTTCAGTTAGATATTGTAGATAAGTTTGGTGTTGTGAATGTTAAACCAATTAGTGCTTACGATATTACAAGGTTGGAAGACCACGATCCTGTTAACCCTCAATTAATTCAGTTTGAAATAAACATGGAGAAAAAAGAGATAAAAGAAAATTATGAGATGGCTCATTTTCGTGTTTTATCCGATACAAACTTTTTACCATACGGGCGCTCAATGTTAGAAAATGGAAGAAAGATATACAAACAATTGACTTTGATGGAAGACGCTATGTTGATTCACAGAATTATGAGGGCGCCCGAAAAACGAGTTTTTAAGGTTGATGTTGGAAACATACCACCAAGAGAAGTCGAACAATTTATGCAAAGAATCATCAACAAGATGAAGAAGACACCTGTTATTGACCAAACCACAGGTGATTATAATTTAAAATATAATGTAGAGTCAGTTACAGAAGATTACTTCTTACCTGTTCGTGGTGGAGATAGTGGAACTGAAATTGATACTTTACCTGGTCTGTCTAATAACGATGCAATAGATGATATTGAATATTTAAAAAACAAGTTAATGGCTAGTTTAAGAATACCAAAAGCTTTCTTAGGATATGAAGAAGGTCTAAGTGGTGGTAAAGCTACATTGGCTGCTGAGGATGTCCGTTTTGCTAGAACAATAGAAAGATTACAAAAGATTATTGTAAGTGAATTAACTAAAATCGGTATTGTCCATCTTTATTCACAAGGATTTACCGATGCTGACTTAATTGACTTTAGTTTAGAACTACAAAACCCATCTATGATTCACGAACAAGAAAAAATTGAGTTGATGAGTCAACAACTTGATATTGCTGAAAAGGCAATTGATAGTAAATTGTTTAGTCGTAAATGGATATATGATAATATATTTGATTTAAGTGATGAACAAAAAATAATTATTTACGATGGAATCGTAGAAGACACGAAACAAAAGTTCAGATTAGAACAAATAGAGGCAGAAGGTAAAGATCCTGCTAAAGAACCACCACCAGAAGAAGGTGATGATGAAGACGATTTCTCAGTAAATAGACCGAAAGGTAAATGGGGTGGAAGTAAAAAAGACCCGTTTAAAGATAGAGAGGATATGGAAGATAGATATGGACATGAAAGTTTGAAAGATGTCGATAGGTCATATGGAAAAAGGGATTTTAAAGGTAAATCACCTCTTGCCACATCGAAAGCTAGTACGGTTATTGCTCGTGAAGGTATGTTAGACCAACTCAAAGAAAAATTTCCTAAAAAGAAATCATCAATGTTGAGTGAAGATAACATAATAAAAGAGTAATTACCTACTTTATCTAAATTCTGTTATATTTATATATGAATAATTGTATCAAAATACTTTGGAATAACATATGAGCAAATTTAAGCATAGTAAATTGAGAAATACGGGATTACTCTTTGAGTTTCTTTTAAGACAAGTCACCGTAGACGTTTTAAACAAAAAAAAGGAATCACCAGCTCTTAAAATCATTAAAAGTAGATTTAATGAAAACACCGAAATAGGAAAAGAACTGGCTCTCTATAATCTTATTATGACAAAAAAGTTTAAGTCAGATAAGAAAGCTGACTTCTTTTTATCTGAAGTAATAAGACAAAGGGGTAGATTAAATAATGCCGTTTTACGGAGAGAGAAGTATAACATTATTGCTTCTATAAAAGAATCATATGATGTAAATCAATTATTTAGTTCTAAAGTTCCAAATTATAAAACCTTTGCCTCTGTCTATAAATTATTTGAAGGTATAGAAGAAATGGGTGCTGACGAAAAAACAGAAAGTTATTTTATAATAATCGAAAATGTCACAACCATGAAACATACTAAAAATAAATCTTATATACCAGAAGAGTTTAAGGATAAAGATTTAAGAATACTTTCTTACAAAACACTGTTAGAAAAGTTCAATAAAAAATATACTAATCTTTCTGATGAACAAAAACATGTTCTTAAAGAGTATATTAGTAATATTTCTAATACCAATAACTTTTCTGTATTTGTAGAAACACAAATACCAAAACTTAAAAGGAAGTTAAATGGTAAGATTAAGAAGGTAAAAGATAAAGTATTAAAAATTAAATTACAAGAAGCAATCAACTGTGTTGATAAGTTCTGTTTAAACGAATCAAAACAAACAAATGACAACTCTGTTGTTCAATTGTTGAGATACTATGAACTCGATAAAGAACTCTCCAAAGTTTGATTCCATAATTAAGGAACTGGCAAATAAGTTATTTCAAAAAAAGTTAAGTGAAATCACTACAACTGCTAGTATTGATACTTATCAAACACCTTATGCTTTTAGTAAGAAGGGGATGAAAAAGAAGAGGAAGAAAAATATTGAGAAACAAACTGGATATAAGTTTGTTGATGAAGCTTTATCTAATGATGATATCAAACAGATAAAGAAACAAATAAGAAAAGAAGTCTCAGATATCCTTTTTGATATTTGGGTTAAACGAAGCTCTTGGGGAGGCAAATAAATGTCAAGGTATACGGTAAATTCCGATAATAATAAAAAACAACAACCAAAAGCTCTCTCAGTAGATGCTTATGGTAAAGTAACAACTCCAGCAGCTGGAACACATGTATCAAGACCAAACTATGTGTTGGTTAATATGAATGGTACTTATAAATTTTCGTATGATGGTTCAACATTTGTAACTGGTTCGGTTGTAGATGATGCAGCTGGTCCTGTTAGAATAGACATTCAACCTACCGCTTGGGACCAAACAAATGCGGTTGGTACGGTTGGTGATGTATCATTCGTATACACTGGAAACATAGGATAATATAATGAATAAAAAATTATTAGTAGATGTAAGACCATTTGAGATATCTCGTCAAAAAATTGATGAGAGTATTAAAGAAAATGATGGTCGTTTGATAGTAAAAGGTGTACTACAGAGGGCAGAATCTAAGAACCAAAATGGTAGAGTATATCCAAGAGAGGTTCTTATGAAAGAAACTACTAAATATTTAGACGAACAAGTTTCTGAAAGAAGAGCTCTTGGAGAACTTGACCATCCAGATTCATCAGTTGTGAATTTAAACAATGCGTCACATAATGTTATAGAAATGCATTGGAAGGGTGATGACCTTTTAGGAACTGTAGAAGTTCTATCAACACCTGCTGGGAACATTTTAAAAGAATTATTTAAATCAGGTATCAAACTTGGTATCTCATCAAGAGGATTAGGTTCAGTAGAACCAATGCGTGAGGGAGAAGGGGATACTGTAGAAGTTCAACCAGATTTTGAACTTATTGCTTTTGATTTTGTATCTAATCCATCTACACATGGAGCTTTTATGAGACCTGTTAACGAAGGTGTAGAAAACCAAAAACCTGAAACAAGAATCGAATCTATTATTAACTCTATAATGAGGGGATAATATGCCTTCGGTTTCCAAGAAACAACAGAAGTTCATGGGAATTGTTCGGTCAATCCAAAAGGGTGAACAACCTGCTAGTAAATTTTCCAAAGATGCTCAGAAAGCTGCAAAAAAAATGAAAAAAA